TAAGATTTGTACATTCTATGTTTCGCCGAAATATAGAGGTGGGGGCGTGGGTAATGATTTAATGGGGTTGGCAATATCAACATTAGACAGTGATAATATCAACATTACTGTATCAAATGAACGAAATGCCGAGTTAGCTCCATTATTGCAATCAAAAGGCTTTATTGTTTGTCAATCTGTCAGCGGGTTATATCGACCCGGAGCATCTGAGTATTTCTATAAACTATGAGGATTAGAATCATGAGTATGTCTGAGCAAAAGAAAGTGGGTGCTCTAGTCAGCCGAAAACCGTTATGGTATCGAAACGCCAACGATACTGAAAAAGCAACAAAGGTCCGCAAGTTTTAGATTTTATTCACTCTGATGTGTGGGACCTGGAATAGTTGATATAAATAATAATAGCACTTACGTACTCGGTGAACTAGACTAACCCGTCAGTAAGTGCTATTATTATAAAACTAACGTATGAACAGGACTCGAAAGAGTGCGTTATTGCCGCCTCACTATTGAGGTTACCGCCCAAGAGCGTGATAAATTTATTTTAAATGAAAGGCCCTGATTGCAATATTGTCAATAACGCTATATAGTTAAGTTGTAGAAGGGCTTGATATATAACCTTATCTGGATTGGTTATATGTACAAGCCCTTTTTTGTTATCTACGATTTAGATTTTATTCAATCGGAGGTGTGGGATCTGGATCTGGAATAGGAGGTTCTTCGAATAGGTTACCAACCTCAAGTTCTTCAAGTTCTTCAAGTTCTTTATCATCGTATTGATATTGTTCGTCCGCTTGAAGCTCGCGCATGATTTGGGATTTTTGCACTATGCCGTTGTCAAGGTACAAGATGTGTTTATCGGCCTGAAGTTTTTCAGTTTGTGCGTTTTCTAGGTTATCTGGTAATGCTAGAGGGTTCCAAACATAATCGTAGTTCTTTGGAAAATTACCCAGTGCGCTCCGAACGAGCACCTCGTCGAGGGTGCGTAATGGGCCTGGTAAATAGTTAGTTTGTTGCGCCCGAATCGAAGCGTTATAATTTCGGTCGTCCCCCTCACCAGTTGCGTTCATGCCCTTCGCACTTGTCCCGAACATGCGGGTTACTGGTATATCTGCTGCACCAGACACGAGTGTCATAAATTGCTCGATAACTGGAGCCACGCCCGATAAATTTAACGTTTTACGTTCAAATTTCTCAGCCGATCCACCGCCCTCACCATCCCCACCGTCAAGTAACGCCATTCGGATGTTACCTTTCATCATGCTAAACAGCTCGTAACGTTCGATTATTTTAGCCTGTTGACCTGTAGTTAAATCATCGGCAAGACCATTGCGCGTGATCACATCTATATTAGCCTCACGCATTAATTCAGCGATACCCTGATTTGCCGCAGCCATATCGGTTATTTCTTCAAGACATTTACGCAAAAATGAAGCGCCCCAACCCTGGGTCAATTGTTGTAATCGTAACGGTAAACGTACACCGATAAATCGTGCAATATGGCTGGTGTGGATGTTCATCTGCCCGCCACGAATTGTGTAAAACTCGGGACTTAAATAATTATCGGCTAATATATCCCATGTGTTGATTGTACCAGCAACAATGTCATATCTGTCGAAAACTTTTAGGCTCTTTAGACTGCCTTTTTTGATCAACTCTGGGCGCAGGGGTTTGGTTAAATCTTGGTCTGTTAACATCAGTATGCCAGAGCCACCGTACAGTCTGGCCCACCCTACGGCCTCTTGCACCTTCTGCTGTAGGCCGTGTTCAACCTCAGCCACTGCTATGTCCTCGGCACCATCACTTTTGATCCGACGCCATTCCCGCGTCATATCGACGGCTGGTATATCCACAATTTTACCAGCGATCCAATTGCTCGTATAACATGCGTCAAGCTCAGCGTAGTTACCGAACATAGCTAGCTCCCATTTATCATGGTAGCGTTTAGATGTGGCTCCACCTAACCCTGTCACGACGTTTTTTAAACCGTCGTACACCTCTGGGTTCGGTTTGTTTTTGGCGTCAGTCATTAATGGATCTCGATTTAAATTAAATATTATAGTCAGTATATCATGTTTAATTGTTGACACTGCTGTCAGTATAAACTAGTATTGTTGTTATCAATTAAACAAATAGGTTGTATTTATGAACATTCAAACCAAACATCAAACGCGTAAACAGCGTAAACAGCGGATTGCAAAGCGCGGCGCACGTAGGACGCATAAACAGCTGATTGCAATCCGCTTGCTATTAGCTGGCGCAGACCCTCATTTCACACAATCCCAGGAGACATAATTATGCTGCTTATAATCACTTTCATTAACATTGTTCTATTCGTGGCAATTATAGTAATTTTCATTAATACCAAAAGTCAAAATCGTAAACAGCGGATTGAAAAACGAATTTGTATTACGTGTTTTAGTTTAGCACTATTGGGTCAGGCCATTATATTTACTATAACAGTATGAGGTTAAACCATGGAAATTAAAACCAAACGCGGCGCACGTCGAATGCGTTATCAGCGGACTGTTAAAGCATTCGATGAAAACAAGTTTATTAAGGATTATATCAAGCTGTTTGCAAGCCTTACACAAATCGCTTTAAATCGCTTGCAATTAGATGGCGTAGACCAAGATTTTGATAACGAATGCTCTAAGGAATTAAGAACGTTTGCTATTAAATCAATAAGTTAAAACCATGAAAATTAAAACCAAACGTGGCGCACGTCGAATGCGCAACCAACGAGTATTAGACCGAATATACGTAACCCAACTCGGTGTACGTTTTCTATCAGGATTCTTCGTGCGATAGAATCCACAATCAACACAAATCAAAGGTATTGTAAAATGAAAAACCCGACTCATCAACACATAACGACAAAGCGCATGTATAAGCGTATTCCTGGTCAAAGCCCATTGTGTGAATATAGCGAAACCCGTGATATAGTTGATACATACTATGAAGATCAAGATCTCAACAACGAATCTGTGTTTAATTTTTTAAACAAACAACTAAAACTATACGTCTGGGACGACGCGATTATAGAGTATAGCCCTGGTGTGATGTCGGCACTTGCGTACTCTGTTGACGAGGCCAGGGCTATAATCACGCAGAATCTTGACGATATACATCACTCTGCGTTGAAACACCAACCCAAGATCGTGAATACTCCTGAGTGCCTGATTGTTTGGGGTGGAGCTATCAGAGTCTTGACTAAACCAAGCGCTGCGGACGTCGAACACACAACACTTGTTATACGGCCAGTATTAAACCCAGTCGGATAACAACGGTTGGGTTAACATCCCACTGTTAGCAATTATAAATGAATCGGCTTTGTCCGGCGATGGCACTTCCCGTTTTTTTAAGTCTTTTTTAGATTCAACCTTCACTTTACCACCTGTATCAAAGTCGCGCCTCGGTGTACTAAGCTCATCAACGAGCTCATCCAACATTTTAGGGTTAATATCATCACTCGATAAACTGATCATATCGTCGACGTCAAACATTTTACCTTTTGTTACTGCTACATGGGTATTTCTAAACCTATCAGCAGTTCGCCACCATTTTTGTGCTTTTATGTTACAGAAAAGATCTAGATTTTTAATCTTAGTAGTGCCATAAATAGCATTAGGTTTCACCACTTTACCGTCAGCATTGAATCTAAAACGTTTACGCCACGGCGGTGTCATATTGTCTAGATGCGCACCGGTGCCCGCGCCGACACCGATGGAATCGTAACCAATGCTTGAGGCCCCAATCAATTTAGCGTTACCCACAACGCGCTTGGCGGATTCAAAAAGCTCATCTTCTCCTGCTTTCCATTCGTCCAAATGCACACACACAGATCCGTCCATACCAGTGGTTGCGTTTTTATCACTGCCTGAGTCTGCCACATCATATCCAATCACTTTACCGCCAAACCACGAGCCTGAACCTGGTGTGATTTTTTTATGTGCGTCGATTGCTGACATGATCCAAGATCGTTTAATCAGTACTGAATCATCATCTTCAAGAGGTACACCATCATATGTGTGTTGTGCAAACTCGTAGTCCTCGTCGAATTCAGCGGCTATGTCATTTAATGCGTCAACACTCAAAAACTGGTTGTCGCCGTAGTTAATTTGATGAACTAGAGCGCCTTTTGGTGGATTACGTACTAATCTTTTCCACGAGTAATCGTTAACAGTGCGCGGGTTAAACGCAAACCACATTTCAGCACCTGCGTTACGCATAATTGTAGGTCGTACAATTGTAAACATATTTTCGGTTAGATTATGCGATTCTTCAAACCACGCTACTGTAGCTCCCTCAAATGATTTAACCTCATCAACATTACGTGCTAAACCATAAAAGCGAAATAACGAGCCGTTAGTTTTATGCTCGATGGCGTCAGCAAATATTTTAAACTCCGATTCCAAACCAAAATAACTGATTTTATCTTTCAGCAGCGTATACACAGAGTCAGCGATTCTATTTTGATACATTCTTAAGCACAAAATTCGCTCTTCTTTAAAATTTGCCCGGGCAATTGCCATACCTGCCATATCATGCGATTTACTCGACATACGACCGCCGTGCAACACTCGGAATCGCACAGGTTCGCCATTGGGCAATACGCGGGTATTCCAAAACTCCCTGAGGTTGGGATTTAGTGTAGGTTTACTCATAAAAATCGCTGAGCAAATTTCGGACGTCAATTGACCCACTGTGCTCTGTTTTGATCGGTTGGTTGTACCCACACATTTCGGCTATTTGTTTGCGAGCAGTTAACGTATCGTACATTGTGATCTCTAGGCCAAACTTAGTTTGTTTAACGGATTTAATGGCGGTCCTAGCACCGTGCGGAATATCATCAATTGATTTTACGTGTACCGACGAATTTAAAACCTCAATACCATTATCCATATCAATACAGGGACTGCTTGTAAAGCTCGCTACGTCGTCTATCGTTGTTCGGGCTATGATGGTGAGGCCCTCTAGTATTTCGTCGCGTGAGGCCACTGCTAGGGCTATTTCTGAGGCAGGTTCGACGGCCATTAATGCCATAAACTTGACTACGTTAGGATTTGCTAGGATTTGACCACCTAGTAATCTACGCTGGGATTCATTTTTACATTTGCCGCCAGCGTTACGATGGGCATCGGCTGGAGATTCGCCAGCGATTGTGTTCAACGAGATTCCTTTTTGTAATTTTGTCAGGACACTGTACGCGTTGAGTTGCTCTTCTGTAAAATTCATAATTCACATTTCAATTTTTAACATGCGTCCAGTTTATCCACAAACTAGCCGTATCGCAACATACCCCAACCCAACCCCAACGCTGTTTTTTTAAGTGAGGTATCCTAAGTTCTTGTTTTTACTATACTTACTATATACCTACCCCTATACCCCTATAAATATATATATAATGATATAGATACATATATATACAATGATATATA